TAACTAATGGAAGTGAAAGAGTTACTGTAAGTGCAGGTGGATCAGTTGGAATAGGAACCACTCAACCAGTATACACTTTAAACATAAGTAATGGTGCTTCTTCTGGAATGCAAATTGGTGTTGGAACACATTCTTACAGACTGAGAGCAAATGTAAGTGGTAGTAATGATTTTGGATTTTACATCGAAGATAATGAAGGATCAGATCTTTATAATGTAAGAGGTAAAGATTCTACCAGTAATCCAAACCTTCATAGATGGTATACTAATACAACTGGGGTTTCATCTGAAAGACTTCGTATTGGACCAGAGGGGCAGATTGGTTTAGGTGGTAATAACTATGGAACTGCAGGTCAGGTCTTAAAATCAAACGGAAATGGCACTGGTCCAACTTGGCAAAACTTATCTCAATTCTACTTTTATGGAGAGCAAGACAGTACGCATAATATTAATCATGCAACATATACAAGAATTAGACATTTAGGAACTAACGAAGTAAATAATGGCGATTCATCAATCGCTGTCTGGGATGAAAGCAATGGAACATTGACGATCGGCGCGGATGGTGCGGGACTATACTTCCTCTATTGTATGGTTGGTATTGATGATCTGCAGAATGCAGAATATGTTCGGGCCGTTATTGGTAAAAATGGAGGCACTACTGATACAGGAACACGAATAAGTACATTCTCGGATGCATACCAAAGTGGAAGTAATAAAGTTACCACTACTCAGGTTTCTACCATAGCTAATTTGTCAGCAAATGATGTTGTTAGATTTTATATCTATCATACTGAAGGAGCACAGGTACCAACAGAAGCAAACAGATGTTGTGCAATGGGATACAAACTTAATTGATGTGACACTTGACAGACTGTCTACCATTGCCCCTGCGAGACCCGTGGGGGCTTTATAGTGTCTAGAGACACACAAAGGAGATGACTACCACTCATAAGTTAATCTTCATCGCATCCTTTATGTGGATGATGAATTGGGGTACCAGAGTTGTGTATCAAGGACTGTCACATGCATTCTATTGAAGTTGTCCCGTCATTCACTCCTGTTCCTTCCTGTAAACCCCTTCTACATTGGTTTATGGGTGAATATCTATCAGACCATGGTATTGACCTGACAGTGGTCTATATGGACCTCTCTGATGAGGGTGTGACAGGGTGGTGTATGAGAGAACATGACAATGAGTTTATCATCCAAATAGATGAAAGTCTAAGAGGTGATGAACATGACAGAACAATTCTCCATGAGTGTTATCATATGTATCAACATCTAATGAATATTTCACGATGTGAGATATGTGCTAATCTATCAGAAAACTTGTTACTTGACAAGTACAACAATCAGGACTAGAATAGGCTTGTCCTGGAAGATGAGGAACCTTTAAGTTATTAAATCCATGAAGACCAAATTTATCTGCGTCAAACCCAAAACCAGTAAAGCAAAGAATCGTTTCTTTAATTTGATGAATGAACTTCACAGTTGTCGTGTAGAACAAGAAACTGAAGACAAAGTGTTTCTTGCATCTATTTCAGGTAAGTACCACTTCTGGATCAACAAGATGAACGATGATAACTGGGAAGTTATTAAGTAATCTTAATATGATTTGACTATCTGTTTGTAAATACTAACATGGTGACAAATCTGGAGGCTCTATGACCCACAGTCCAAAAGAAAAGAAACTATCGAGTCAAGAGATCGAATCCATGGAAATTGCAGTAGAGCAAGCTGACATCCGTGCCATTCATCCTGATAAGATGGAAGCATTTGCAGACTACCTAGTTCAAAAACTACAGAATGAAGAAAATTCAGGACCAAAATTTAAAGCTTGTGATTGCACTTGCGCAAGTGGACAATCTATTTGCTCTAGTGGAGGGAAACGAGTACGAAACTTATCTTCAGATGAGTCTATGGAAGATCAAAGCTGAACTTGAAAGACAGATGAAAAATTGTCTACCATCACTTGACAAAGCACCCTAATTCTTATATACTTTACATATAATTTCAGGAGTCAATGAAGTATCTCTACGTTGTAGATCATTATGTACCATTTCCTCAATCAGAGTATGGTGGTATTTGGGTTGTCAGAGCAGAATCTGATGAAGAGTGTTTTGATTTGATTTCGACACACGATGATCTATTTCCACAATTTTATGGTAAATTGAGAGAGAACATCATGAATTCAAATAAATACGAATTGAGTGATGATTCACCTTCTGAAGTTATCGAGAGTTTTCTAACATGACTCAAAAACCAGAAAAAGATCCGAACGACAAGTATTCCAAATATGATTTTGGAATCAGATGTAACGAACATCACGATGAGGATGAATGGGATCCCGTCAATGACGCCAAGATTGATGATTGGCACAATCGTCACAGAGATAAACTCCTAGACGAATTTTGTGATACACACCCAGGTGCTCCACAATGTAAAGTTTTCGATGAATGAATCCGAAAAGCGTGCTCTTGGTCTTATGATCGAGAGTGTACTCAAACCAGACAGTAAACTCCGTGAATGTGCTCACAATCAAGGATGTTTCGATGAATTGATGGAATGGCGTCAGGTGATGCTTGACCTACTTTATGATTACAACCGACATGGAATTCCCGCACAAACCACCGAAAGGGTATGAGTATTGGACCGACCAATTCTCTAAGACTGTTATTCGTATCTGGATTCGTAACATAGGGACAGAATTTGTCTACACAGATACACCTCCAAGTTCAGTTTGGGGGTTTTTCTGTCAAAAGACCAAACAATTCAAGGCTCCTATCAATCACAAGAAACCAGGTAAAGTTGTCAAACCAGAAAATACGACTCCTTATTCTGCAATGCAACTCAATCTTAATCCACTGATGTCTGCCTTCTACCAATGAAAGACCTAGATCCTTCTTCAATTACATTATCATCACCATCTAAATCATTTGCATATGAGAAGTTGTCTCGTCAAATTGACGACTGTGATGATATTGTGGTCCTGAAAGAGGCTCTACGTTGTTATGTTAAGTTGTATTTTAAGCAACAAGAAACTATTTCACTGATTGGGTTACCGAACATTAACGATGAAAACATTTGACGTTCAACTCAATGATTATGTCAAATGGCATCATCATGATTGGTTAGATGAAGGATGGGTATATTTCAAGTGTGATGATTATATAACCATTGAAGTTGGTGTAAAACCTAAACCCTATTGTAATCTAGTCAAAAATAGGTTACACTGTAATGAACACATTCTAGTAGTCTGTCATAAACAATTTTGGGATGAACTAGAATATATTAAAACCAGGGAATCAAACGATGAAAATTCGCAATGTTTTGTTAGGACTATCTCTATTGATCGTCCCTCCAGCAATGGCTGACGAGTCAAAGATTACCAAAGGATATAATACCATGGACTCCATGGGTTGTATGTTGGTAAGAGAGTGTACAAAAGATGTAGAAGAAGTTCATAGTCTTTTGGATATTTCCTCACAGTATCCTAACACTGAAGAGTTTACATCATCATCCTACGAATTTAATACGATGTTGATGACACTCAATCAAATGGGTGTTAAAGTATATCTTGCAGATCAACGTTATTTTCCTGTGATGCATCGTGGTGTGTATCACACTGTAAGTAACAACATCTATCTCAACCGTAGATATATGGGAGAACCTCACATTCTCATGCAATTGATGAGACATGAGGGTTGGCATGCTGCACAAGATTGTATGGCTGGTACGATCGAAAATAACATGATTGCTATCATCAAACCAGAGGAAGAAGTTCCTATGATCTGGCGTGTCATGGCGGAACGAACTTATCCTGCTAATGCTGTACCCTGGGAAGCAGAAGCACAATGGGCAGGACGTACTGAAGGTATGACACAAAATGCCCTTGATGCATGTGCAATGGGTAAAATGTGGGAAGAATATGATCCCACACCAATGACCAAAGAGTGGTTGATTGAAAACAATTACATCAAGAACTAATGAAAATCTTTTTAGACACAGCTGACACAGAAATCATCAAAAAGTATTGGTCTACTGGACTCATTGATGGTATCACCACAAATCCTTCATTGATTATGAAGAGTGGTCGTAATCCTGAGGATGTATATCAAGAACTCGTCGATCTGGGTGTTCCTGACATCAGTATGGAAGTTGTTGGGTCTGACCTGGAAATGTATGACGAAGGTATTCGTCTGTATGAAAAGTTTGGTCCTGTCTGTACTGTTAAGGTTCCATGTACTCGTGAAGGACTCATCGTTTGTAAACGATTGTCTGAACAAGGTATCAAAGTGAATGTCACCTTGATCTTCTGTGCATCACAGGCAGTTCTTGCGGCTAAGGCTGGTGCAACTTATGTGTCACCTTTCGTAGGACGATTGGACGATCAATCTGTGGCTGGTCTTGAAGTGGTTCGTTCAATTAGTGAACTGTATCGTATTCACGGTATTCGTACTCAAGTATTATCTGCATCGATTCGTAGTGTTCAACGTGCGATTCGTTCTTGGTACAATGGTGCCGAGATTTGTACAATGCCACCTAAAGTATTTGATCAAATGTATGATCATATTCTCACCGATAAAGGTTTGGAAATCTTTGATAAAGATTGGAAGGAAGTATGTGGAGAATCTGGAGTCTAGCTCTAGGAAGAAAAGATGGACGAGATGATAGAGAAGCAGATATTATTGCTTGCATACGCACCTTTATTCTTGTGTGTTACATGGTTACCAATGTTGCTATCGTTGCCAACGCAATAAGACATTGGAATGACGGTCAGTGTGACAACACTATATCTGGCACAAATTCCTTGACAACCGCCCCTAAATAACATATGATTCATAGGTAGTTCAGGAGTCACCATGTCTGCCACTTATCTTCCTCAGCGTCAAAAGTATCGGATCACGTTGGAACTCGATGTAATGGATGATTTCAATCCACATAACATTGATTGGGAAAAAGTTCTCGATGTTCAAGGTAACGAAAGTATTGATGCATATGTGGAAGATCTGTCTGTTCCAGACTGTTTCTTCTCCTGATATTATCGGGAGTGATAAATAAAATATATTATCACTCCCATCATGGCTTTCTACGCAACAAAACCATCATTGATTGATTCATCTATTACACTCTATTATGCTGGTGGATCCAGATGGTCAGATCAATCATCTGAAAAAGTAACTTATGCAACAAGAGATGCTCTTGATCGTAAGGTTGCTAATACAGATGGAAAAACTGGTGGATTCAAAACTGCTACTGTTGTAGAAGAATGAAGACTTTAAGAGAGTTCTTAGAAGCATATGATCCTGAGATTCAAGGTAGATCTCAGATCAAACAAACTGGTGAGGGTGGACGTAAAGAACCCAAGCGAGATACTGAGTCTCGTAGAAAACCAGGTGTAAAACCTAGAGTTAAGGCTATTGGTGGTGGTAAAACCGCACCAGTTGGTGAATATAAGGACAGAAAGGACATTGGTTCAACTAAGGCACGTTCTGAAAGGGAACAACAACCTACGAAAGAACGTGGTTCAGCTGAAGTTAAACAGTCATATGCTGATAAAGTAAAGGCAGAACGTAGAAAAGCTGCACAGGCAAGAATTGCTGCTAAGAAGTCTGGTGGTGAAGTCAAGAAGACTGAAACTAAGAAGAATACTGATAAAGAGGCATCTCAACTCCTGAAGAAGAAAGAGACTAAGAAAGTCAATCCTAACTATAAACCAAGAGAAGCATCAGGTTATACAAGACAAGAACGCATGAAGATTACTCGTGCAGGTGAACGTGAATTGAAGAAAGACTTCAAACAACAAGAGACAGACAGATATAAGAAAGAAACAGGTAAGAATCCTGACGCAAAAGGTAGAACCAAGATTGTAGCCAGAGTTCACAAGCGTATGTCGTCATGACAGAAAAGATGATGAAGTTATTCGCCAACATCACTGAGGCAAGATCTTATCTCAGGACAAATAACAGTATGACTGTGGCTCAAGCAAAACAGTATGTGGATAAACATACCACCATGAGAAATGGTGATACAGTCTGGGTGGTTTTACCATGAAAACATTCAAACAATACATGGAAAATGTCTTCTCAGATCAAGAGAAGGCAAGAAGAAAAGAAGAAGAAAAGAAAGATCGTGAAGAAATGAAGAAGGAGATCACTCAAGACGTTCTTAAACAGGTTAATAGACAACAAAGAACGTCAATTCAATAGAATTAAAGTTAGTAACCTTGAAATGTCCCCTATAGTATGAACAACACTCACATCGAACACCCCGAAGACACCATTCTCACTGGTGATCTCAGTGTTTTTGACGCACTTTATGATGAAGCATTCATCTCTATGAAGATGGATGGAATGTCATTGGTTTGGGGTACTAACCCTGTCAATGGTAAGTTTTTTGTTTGCACCAAGGCCGCATTCAACAAGAAGAAGATTCGTCTTTGTTACACCACTGACGACATCTTCACCCACTTCGGTCATCAAATCGAAGTTGTAGAGATTCTGTCATATTGTCTTAAGTATCTCCCTCGTACCGAGAACATTTACTGGGGTGATTGGCTTGGTTTCGGTCGTACTGATGTTCTCACTCAGAACACTCTGACTTATGTGTTCCCTGAGGCAATCAGTCAGAAACTTGTTATCGCACCTCACACACAAGTTTTTGTCACTCAGGATGGACTTTTGTCCAATGCAGTGTGTAAACCACTGACTGAAACTTTTGTTGACACTGCTATCATCAAGTGGGTGCAACCTTGTGTTGATCGTCTTGGTCTTAAATCCGATGCACCTAACATCAACACTGATAAAATCAAGTTTTTGACTAAGAAGGAAGCAGAAAAGGCTAAGACTGCTATCAATACATTGATCAAATCTGGTCAAAGTCTGACACCAGGTGATGAACCTAAACTTAATGACATTCTTGGGTGTCCTTTTCTCACTAACTTGTATCTCCTTGTGATTGACATCAAACATGACATTATGGACTCACTGATTGTGAACGATGCACCTGAAGCTTATCTTCCTAATGGTCAAAAATGTGAGGGTGAGGGTTATGTTCTCCACTCTGTCGCTCACGGTTCAGTGAAACTGGTCGATCGCACCGAGTTTGCCTACGCAAACTTCCACAATGGGTTCGGTGTTTGACGTGTGATATTTTTCTGATATGATGTTTTTGTATTGAGCATCTTAGATGCCTCAATGTCTTTTTATTGGATCAAAATGAAAAAAGTACCTATTTCACCAGAAACTATTATTGAAGACTTGCAGATCAACAGTGATAGAGCCCCAAATTATTTGGGATTACAACTTGACAAATTAGATTTTATTACACCATCAAACTCAAAGGTTGTAAAAACCACAAATCATCCCAGAAAAGTAGAAAAAAAGAGTGGAAATTGTGATCAAATTTCTGCATCATTGAAACGAGGATGGGCTGTTGGAAGTTTTCCACCTTCTTTTATTGAAGAAAATGGAATAATTGAATTATTGAATGGTAGACACACACTTGAAGCATTTCTTCATAGTCAATATCACCGTATGCCTGCCGCAATTTACACAAGAGTTTCATCAGGCGATAAAGACTTTGATAGCTTGTCTGTCGAAAGTCAAGACATGATCAACGGTATGAGGGCAAATGTTGATGGAACATGTAATGCCGTTAAAGATGATTTTGAATATGTTGCAAATAAAGTTATAACAACAGATAACTTGAAAAGAAATGAAGAAGTTGTTGAGCAAATTCTTAATTGGTGCAATATTCACGAAAGATATAATTGGATTGGAACGAAAACTGAAATCCGTAATAAAGTACTTAATTTCACAAAGGGTCAAACATCTACTAAGGTTTTTAACACAACACTAGAGGAAAGAAAGGACTGGATGAAAAATAATCCTGAATTTGGTGAAAATAACTATTCACCCGATGGATATAAAGTTAGATCTACTTGTGTTGATAAAGATAGTAACTACAAAGATTATTCATATAGGATATATGATAGTGCCTTAGACGCAGTCGAAAAAAATGATATTGAAAGACGTATTATTTGGTCAAGTTCGACTCATGAGGATCAAATTAAACGTGACAGAGACAAAATTGTATCAGAGGTGTACAAATGTCATGATCGCTCAAGAAATTATTTCTTCAACTTTATTAAATCAGAACTTGGGAAAATTCCATTTTTTGAGAAAATTTCACTTCCAAAGTGTGAACTAAACAATCTTCCTTTGGAATTGTGGGCAGGTCCGCAAATTGATGGGGAAACTGAGGCTATTAGACTTATTTGATTGTGTTTGAGTTAGTAACCTTGAAAGGTCTTTATTATTAGATTCGTACTGTTATGACTGTTACCACTAAGAAGTTTTTGACTGATCAACTTAAGTTGATTATGTCACTGACAGATGAACAGGTTAATATCTACACCCGTGAGACAATGTTCAAGGTTGTGGAAGATCTTTCGGGTGGTATTTGTTGGGCAAGTTCACACAAAATCGATGACACTGGTGCTCTCCTGACACCACAAGCATTTTTGAAGTGGAGTGAACATCCTGAGAAAACTTTGACGAGTGTGATTGGCATGAAGGTCAAAGGTGGTAAGAGTTTGACTAAAGAGCACTTTGGCGGTGTTCGTAGTGGCTCTAAGTTCATCTTTGCACACCATTATGATAAGTTTGTCGAAGATCGTTCTTATGATCTTATTACTCATTTCTTGACAGACATTGATAAACTGTCTAAAGTTGTTGTGTCCACTCGTGAAGAAAACGAAGCGTTTGCATTGATTCGTAAACGCACTCCACAAGATTACAAAGATATTGATATTGACCACCTGATCTACGTTGAGAATGTATCACGGAAGAAGTTTGTTAAATGTGAACACCGTGTCGTAGATTCTGATCTTACTCCATACTTTCCTGAGGTATTGTTGGGGTAATACTGTTAGTAACCTCCAAAGATCCACCATAGTATAAGATAAAGTTTGATGATTCAACTCCGTCCGCATCAAGAGAGAGCAACGATCGCGATGCGTCAGAATAGTATTGGCCAGATCTTGGTCCCGACTGGTGGCGGAAAGACGTTGATTGCTATCATGGATGCAGTCAAACGTTTTGAAGTAAATGTTCCTCGGACTGTTGTTGTTGTCGCACCCAGGATTCTCCTGGCAGAACAACTTTGTTCTGATTATTTGGAACACGTCACCAACGCAAATGTTCTCCACGTTCACAGTGGAGAGACCAAACATTTCAGAACAACTAAGTCTGACCACATCAAACTGTTCGTGGAGATGTGTCAAACTGTTCGTGAACATGTTATCATCTTCACCACATATCACTCCCTGCACCGTGTGCAAGAGTCTGGAATTTCTGTAGATACGATTTACTTTGACGAGGCACATAACAGTGTCCAACGTAACTTCTTTGGTCCGACAGAGTATTTCTCTGGTCATGCAGATCGTTGTTTCTTCTTCACTGCTACGAGGAAGACTTCGGTCACTATCAATAAACCAGGTATGAACGATCGTGAGGTCTATGGTGACATCATTGCTCGTGTATCTGCACCAGAACTTGTCAAGGGTGGATACATTGCACCTCCTAAAGTGTATGTGAAAGAGTTTGGTATTCATCAAAATGCCAAAAAGATCACATGTGACGTTGATTGTGAACATGTCATCTCTACCATGGATGACATTGACATGAAGAAGATTCTAGTCTGTGTGAGAACCAGTCGCCAACTCATGAATCTCATGGCACACACTGATTTTGCACAACAGTGTCAAGATCGTGGATATTCTTTCCTATACATCACATCAAAGACTGGTGCAGTTGTTGATGGTAAGAAGGTCAACCGTGAACAATTCTTTGAGACACTAAACACTTGGGGCAAAGATCCTGAGAAGAAGTTTGTTGTTCTTCACCGTTCTATTCTGTCTGAAGGTATCTCTATCAATCGTTTGGATAGTGTCATCTTCCTTCGTAACATGGATGTGATCGAACTCACTCAAAGTGTCGGACGTGTGTTGAGAACATCTCCTGAAAAGGCATTTGGTTTGTGTGTGGTTCCTGTCTATTCTAAGGTGGGTATCTCTACACAACGTGCTCTTCAAAATGTTATCGACACGGTGTTTGAAAAGGGTGAAATTCTTGACAGTGTGACACGTCGATGAATTATTCTAAAGCACAACTTATTGATGCACTCGTGACAGAGTGGGAGTATCTTTGTCATGATGATCCTGATCCTGATGATCAAACTCCCGAAGAATATCGTGAGGATTTGATTGAAATGAGTCTAGACGAGTTAGTAGAAGAAACTAGTACAGGAGAAGGTTACACTTTGGAAGAATATATGGAGAACTGGGGATGAATTACACAAACTCAGCCATTCTTGATTGTAAACCAGGTCCATTACCTATCGTAATTGGTGATGGCCATCTTGTTGCAATTCCTATGGCAGGATCAGAAACTAAAATGTGTGTGATACACAATGGTGTCCCTGTCAAAGTATGTCGTAACCACAAATCTGCGATGACTTTGATTAACAAACTCAAAAAGAGAAAAAGTTAGTAACCTCCAAATGTCCCCTATAGTGTAGTCACCACTCTTTTATGACTCAGACTCCTCCTCAGGTTATTGTTACTCGTCACGAGTATCTCGCCGACATCAAAGTTCGTTGGGAGATTCATCAATTCGAGACCAAGAAACTTGTTGAAGATGTTAAAGATCTCGTTGATTTTGTCAAGCCATTCATCAATCGTTACGTCGATTTTGTACGGGTTTCTTATCAACGTGAATTTGGTCCTAAGGCCACTGTCTAATTGTTTCCCGCTGAGAGGTGTCTGACATCCTCTACAGCGGTCTTTTTATACTCATCATGAACATTGACACCCAACTTCAAACAATCATCGAAAATCTGGAAGATGGCGTAAAAGTGTCATACGAGGCACTGAATGATCCTGATCAGGGTTATCCTTACGCCACTGGTTATTCACGGTCTACGATGCGTCATTGTATCGAAGATCTTCAATATGTTATCAATCAGTATCGTACTATTACTCTGGAGGAAGGCAAATGATTACGACTCAAACTGTTACCGTCAAATACGATTTTGATTGTGATTATATTTGGTCTGACATTTCTGGTCTAATCAATGAGTCTGGTGTTGAACCTTTGACTGTCGTTGTTCATAATGATCAAACGATTGACAATGTGGAGATGATATTCTCTAACGTAGATGATGCAGTTCGTGTCACTGAAACATATCTTGATAGTGATGATCCAGCTGATATAATGATGTATGTTGATCCATCATTATTGTGAAAAAGTATATCCTCGCCACATTATCGGCACTCAGTCTGATCCCATTTAATTCTGTTCATGCCTCAACCTTCAAAGATCATGTTAAACTCTGGAAAGTGTTGGACGAGATCGGTGTCACAACCGTCGTCAATAATCCCGTCCATTGTTATGATGCTAAGCCTCAGCTTGATGGTATTTACTTCCCTTATTCTGGACTTCTCGTTGTCTGTCAAGACAATAGAAAACCTGGAGAGGGTCAAGTTGAGTGGACAGAAAATGATTTAGATACATTCAGACATGAAGCACAACATGTCATTCAAGATTGTAATGCTGGTCCACTATTTGATGGTAAATCCTTACCAATGTTTGATGATAAAGAACTCGTAAAATTTATTGAGGTATCATCATGGACCAAAAAACAAATCAAAGATTTGTATGATCGACTCAAGAGATTAGGACTCACCGATAAAGAGATCCACATGGAAATTGAAGCCTATGTGGTGGCATCAGGTATTTCTGCCGATGCAATTGCATACAAACTACTTGAATTCTGTAAGAATTAAAGTTAGTAACTCCCAAACGTCACTATTATTGTAAGCCAAACATTATGAACAATTCTTCTCAAATCATTCGTGAACTTCAAGAACTCCGCAAGACTTGGAGGGCACAAAACTTCAACTACACTGTTAATCAACAGACACGATATGATGAGTTGATGATGCTTCGACGCGCATTTATTGAAAAGTGGGAAGAAGATGGTTTGGTCTGGAAAGGTCCATCGAACGTTGGCAAAGCTACTACCGTGACTGCAGAATGATGAACTTTGATACATCTAACGTCGAAACATTTCAGGTTGATGGTACTGACTTCACGTTCAATATGGACCGAGTTCAGTACATCGCTGACGAACAACTTGAACAATATGAATCACAAGTCAAAAAACTTGGTAAACTGTTAAAAAAGAAAAAGAAGCAAGATCAGGTTTCAGGTGATATTATTTCACTGTATCAGGAGTGGAATGTGAAAGATAACGATGAGATTCTTTATCTCTTGTTCTCTGAAAAGAATGAAGATGTGTTCACTGATGTCACAACTGAGAACGATCTTTATTCTAATCCCTCCGAAGAGTTGGACGTATAAAAGTTAGTAACCTCTAAATGTCCTCCATAGTATGAACAACACTAAAGCTATGAAGACTCAAACCAAAGGTGAGTTTCTGTCTGATTGTCTGATTGAAACTCTCAACGACATGTGGAAAGTAAATGCACTTGAATCTTGTCGCTCTGTTTATACTCAACTGGAGGTTGAAGTTGGTCGGAAATATGTAAAGATCTGGAGCTATCTTGTAGTTGGTAGTGAGAGAGACCGTGGTCGTTCTTGCTGGATGTTTGTAGACAAAAACACTGGTGCTTGCTATAAACCAGCTTCATACAAAGCACCAGCAGTTGGTATCAGGTATCAGATCGAAGATCTTATCGAATCTCCCACGATTTGTGATCCTTATGGTTCTTTCCTGTACATGAAATGACTTTCCTAAAGATTTTTTTCTACAACATACCTAAGTTTTTCTTCTATACAATCGTTGGTTGTGTTGTAATGCTTATCTTCAATCTTTTGACGAATTAAAGTTAGTAACCTCCAAATGTCTTCTATAGTATGAACGACACTAAAATGACTCTCACTGAACGAAACCAAAAGCTTTACGAGCTCCGTAAAAAACTTGATCAAAAGCGTAACGAACTCGCTTGGATTGAGACTGAGATCATGGCAGTTAATGCACAATATGATCGTGAAAATACTGATCTCTTCGAGCAAATGTTTGGTGAGAAAAATACACTGTGGGATCACCTTGATCGCATGAGTGATACTCCCATGGCCGAAGAAGTCTACGGAGGTTGATATGGCTTACCCACTCGGCATTGATAACCCTATTCTGATCAAAGGTGTGATTGGTTCACACAAATGGGCATTGTATTGGCGTGAAGACATGACCAAGATTGCCACATTTAATTCACAGTTTCAAGCCTACGAAGCTCGTCGTTTTCTTCTCTCCAAATGAAACTATCTAAAGCACAAGTT